GATGCCTGATGACGTGTTCCAAGAGAGCCGCAACATGAGCCAGTCTAAGGGTGGAATTCTAGCCCAGGACTGGATTACTTCTACACGAAAAGGTGCTCATGGCCCGATGCAGAGACTTCTGGATGAGAACGCAGAAGCTGAACGTGTCGGTGCTGACAAGCCATACGAAGTGTATATGTGGTGTGTATTTGAATCGGCTGCTAACGTACCTAATTGCCAGATTGCAAACCCTGATCTTCCAGCAGAACAACTGTGCGGATGCGACCGAGTTGTGAAAGGAACATGGGAGGATGGAAGCCCAAGAAGATTCTCTGATGTATGTAAGGGAAGACTTGCCAGAAGTGACGGGTTCCTTTCTATCTACGATCTTCACAAAACTTTTCGATCAACAAATCAGGAAACATATGAAGCTCAGCAGCTATGTGATAAGCCTGAAACTGCTGGTCTAGTTCTCCCTTGGTTCGAAAGACAGCGTCATGGAGTCAGATGGTTCGATCCCGACCCGGCTAATGGAGCAATCTATCAGAGCGTGGATTATGGAGGAACAAATCCACATGCAGTTAACTGGTATCAGGTGCTGGACGTTGATCTAATGGTTCATGGTTATCATCAGCAGAGAAGTGAGGAACCAAAAGAGAGATTGAAGGCTGGAACACGAGTTTGTTTCGATGAGGTTTACATTTCGGAAGTAGGGAACAATAAGCTTGCCGATCTGGTTGTGGAGAGAGAAACCTATTGGCGCAAAATTCACCCAAATTTCAAAATTACACGCAGATTTGCCGATGTTCAGGCGAAAGCTGCTAGACTGGACTGGATGGCGCATGATCCGCCTCTTGTTACTTCGTTCTTTACCACTCGTGATGTGAAGGAACACGTCAAATTGGTACGAGAATTGGTACGAGAGGTAGCAATCAGAGTAGATGTGACTAGGTGCGAGAATTGGTGCAACGAGGCCGAATTCTGGCACTATCCGAAGCGACGTGGAGCGTACCGTATTGATGATCCAGAGATTCCTGTTGACGATTTCGACCACTGTATGTCTAATTTCCGCTACTGCATGATGAATCTGCATACGATTGACCGACGCGGTGGATCAGGTGGGACAACCACTCCTGTTATGCCTAAAGCAGGGCCACCAGGGGGAAACAGAGCAAGTGCAATGAAATATCTACCCCGAGAGCGAAAGGTAGCTGCGACACACGCGCACCCGCTAGCCGGAAGAGTGTTAGAGTAGGAGAATAATGGCTGATATTGAAGATCGACTAGGAGCGGCTAACTTCGCAGAGGGCGACGAGGAAGCAAGACGTAGAACAGCCGCAAGATTAACCCAAGACAGAAAGCCTACGACTGCTGCATCGACCGGAACATGGGTCAATTGGGCCAGTGAAGAGGCTTACCTTGGGCAACCGTGGGACACCACCAGAATTCCGCTCGCAAAGCTGGAACAGATGCGTCGTGACCCCATCTTGGCGTTCGCCCTAATGTTCGTGAAAGTTCCACTGATTCGCGCACCATGGTATATCAAGTGCGCAGACCCTAAAATTGCATCAGCAGTTGATGCATCTCTTCGTAGAATTTACGGAAGATTTATCCTCGCTTATACGAACTCATTTGACTACGGATTTTCACCGATGGTTAAGAGATTCGTTTACGAAGAGAATCCTGACTGGACTTACGTTGAGAAGGACGATCCGTTCGGTGAGGAAAAGCTGGTGTGGACAGACAAGACTGTTAAACCGCTAGTTTGGAAGCCATTTACGGCTCTGAATCCACGCGGTGCCACACCACACTGGAATTCCAAGGGTGAGTTCAACGGTATCGATTTCACAGGGTCGCAAAGCCCAAACGCAATGTCTCCGTTCGGAACTAGTGGTTATCCGACCACATTTTCTGGTTCAGGAGGACAGAAAAGAACAGCAGATGTTGCCATCGATTGGGCGCTATGGGCCACTAACGACAAAGACTCTGTTTTCGGAAGCTATTGGGGTTATCCACGAATTGGGCCAGCCTACAGATTTTGGTGGGCATATTGGTACAGATTCGGCGTCTCTGATCGAGCGTTCGAAAAGTGGGGAGATCCTCCTGTTGTGGTTTTCCACCCAAATGACCCTCTTGCGGTTGGTGTTGACGGACTTCAGATTGACCACACAGCAGAAGCTCTCGCTTTGGCTGAATCTCTGCGTGGAGGGGCCAATGTAGCGATGCCATCGTCAGTTGTGACAGGTATGGATGAGAAGGCTACCAACGTGCGCGAGTGGTGGATGGAGCAGATGGAAGTCAAGACTAATTTCTCGTCAATTAATGAGATTTTCGAGTACCTTGACGTTCAGAAACTTCGCGCTGTGCTTGTCCCTGAACAGGCGTTGATCGAAGGGAAGGGAGGCACATCATCCCGCAATGTAGCGTCTACTTTCGGAGATCTTTTCGCTGAATCTCAGGCTGTCGTCAAGACAGAAATCGATGACCACTTGAATCGATATGTCATTCCGCAATTTGTCGAACTAAACTTCGGACCGAACGCTGCGAGAGCAGAGATTGTCACCACTGGATTTGACGCCATGGATGTGGATGCTATGCGCGAAGTGGTACGCCTGTTGGGTCAGAGAAAGACTCTCTCGATGGTTGACGAGAGAGAATTGTTCGAAAGACTAGGGCTACCGACCGTTAGCCGAAAAGAAATGAATCGTCGTCTTGCTGAGGCTGCTGTAGAGGTCGAAGAAGGCACTCCACCCAAGATCGAGCCTGGGCAGGGAGCAAATGAATTCTCTGGAATCAACGAAAACGGACACTACTACGGAGCAAGAGAAAGAATCGTGCTTGGAGCACACTCAAACACTCCATATGTTGTTGAAAGAGTGGATGAACTACCAATCGCTGCGGAAGCGCCAGCAGCTTACTTCTCTGTCGAGGATAGAACTTTGTATGTTAGAAAGGACGCTGATCCGGATGCTGTCAAAGGATACGTGCTTGAAATCCTCGCAACCAAGGCTGTGGATGGAGACACACCCCTTCCAGAAGAAGGATTGACTGCTCTATTGTCTCAGTTCCAGCAGTTAGATGCTAAGATGACTGAGTTATCCGAAAAGGATGGGCAAATTAATGTAGAATTGGTGCAGCAACCACGCCCTCCCATGGATCTTAATTTTGAGAGAGATGAGAGCGGATTAATCACTAGAGTTGTAGAGAAGGAGGCCGAGAATGGCTGACACAGCAAAATGGGAGACACAGATGGTGATCTTCCCTGAAAAAGACGGTGGAAACTACGAGCATGATTACCCATATGCCGTCGAATACACCGCTGATGGTGGCGATGGTGACCGACGTACCAGAAAGCTAACCAAAGCAGAGATCGTTGAAATTCGTGAGCTAAACGGCCTCCCGCCTGAGGTCATCACAAGTGAAGATTCAGATGGAGGGGGTGAATAATGATCAAGTTTATTGAAGTAGATCGACTAGCTTTCGAGTTCAGAGAGCAGATTTATCGAGGCGCACCGGAAGATGGAGAGTTGATTTTCGACTCTGGATTCTATTCTCCTAACGCTCTGACCAACGAAGGTCAAGCGCACATGTTGAACGTGTGGGCCAGAGAGCAGTCAAACCTGAACAAGTACCTGTTCTTGCTCAACATGCCTGCGGGTGGAGCACCTGTTAAGACCAATGTTTATGCTGATCTTACAGAGGCTGTATCGCCAGGATCAAACGGGTATGCTCGACAGCAGATTGCTGCGGGTGATTGGGGAGCACCAGCCCTGGACACAGGAGATCAGCAGATTGCTGCTGCTCAAAAGACCTTCGGAACATTCAGCGGCAACGTGCCGGTGTCACATGTTGGTCTAATCTCAGCATCAACAGGAACAGGAACATTCTTCCTTTACGTTTCGACTGCATATCACACAGCTAACGCAGCTTCCAGAACTTTCGTCAGCGGAGAGTCGTATCTGGTTACACTCAGAGACAAGCAAACCTAATAGTTAGTTAGGATCAAACATGGCGACACTTGGATTCACTAACGATTGGGTTCAGCTACCTGCTGACGGATCGGGTAAGAAAACAGGGTACTACCGCTT